CAACTAACGAAATTGACCGACTGTTTAACGCCTTTGTAAGTTTCAACGCGACATCGGTATTACTGGCGCCACTGATAATTTGATTTTGTAAATCCGTAAGGGCTTCTTTGAAAGGCCCTTCGGATTCAGTCGGCGCTTCCCACAAAGAATTACGCACGCTTTCAGTGACAACTTGCGCCGCGGTCGCAAATTCCATCAACTTGCGTCCGTACTCCCCTTCGTCTAAGAGCGCTTGACGCTCGGCAAGTGCTTTATCACGCGCTTTCTGTGCACGCGCTTCGGAAGCGGCCGCGGCCCCCGCTACTTGTTTGAGTCCACTGGCAATAGTAGCCGCTAATGGCCCAATATAATCCTGGGGCACGCCCCCGCGAGGAACCGCCGAGGGGACACCGCCTTTTGGAAATCGCTTAATTTTTGCCATTAATAAAGCTCCGCCGGCGCGGGCACCCCCCGATGAACACGTGGTGCTTTATACTGATAATTGTATCCGCCCCCCGTTGAAGTCGGTGCCGTTTTCGCAGCGGGAGCACCTTTTCCGAAACCGTAACTCGCTAATGTCGCACCACCTTTCGCGATTCCACCTAATAGCCCCATGCGTCCTTTATTGCGGATATCCTCAGCTTGGGTGTAATATTCAAATTCCTGTGCGCGCCCTCTGGCTCGTATGGCGCTGATATTTTCCGAAGCCGTTAAAATCGTTTCATCGAGAATAGTAAGAGGCGATCCTTCCAGTCTTACCCCACTTTTCGTGTAAGCGACGGCTTGACTCGACCGGAAAGATTCAGCCTGTTCACGATACTGTTGTGCTTCAGTATCCGCTTCAAGGCGAAGCATACGACCGCGGGACTCCGCGATAGCCGCGCCAAACCCCGAAGTGAAATACCCCATGAGGCCGCCAAAGACATCAAGCCCCGCTGAGACAGCCGCTAATGCCGCTACAACAGCCATTAGTGCCCGCCCCCTTTACCGCGCATTACCCACATGCTCATAGGTTCCCCATCCGGCCCCGGCTCGACCGGGCCTTCGCAAGCAAATCCAAGCCATAACAGCCACCGAGCTATCACATCCGTGTCTTCCCCCAAAGCGCGTATAGTCCTAAATTCCCCACGCCATGCCGTCAAGGCTTTACGCACCGTTTTTGCGTATTCGATTGGATGATTTGCTTTTTCAGTGGCCGCAAGTATGAAAACTTCACATTCTCCATCCTTCTTAGGAACCGCGCCCATGATGCCTAGAATCGAAGCATCTTTGTTTTCAGACGCCGGCGTGACGATAGTCCCGACCATATTCACTTTAGCCAACCCCATCAATGTTTCGGTGGTGTCTGCTACGGCCATGCGGTCGGCCAAATTCTGCGGGAGCGCCGCGAGTTCCAGGTGCCAGGGTTCAAATCCTATGAGCATCACCCGTCATCTCCTGTCTCAAATACCACGTCGATTGATTCAACGATGCAGGGAAGCGGGAGGGTTTGCTTGATATAGACGTGTTTCCCCTTTTCCGCTTCCCATGAATCACTAAGATGTAGTTTCTTAATTCCCGAGAACACCGGTGCCGGGCGGTCCATCGGCATACCATCTTCCCGGAAATAAATTTGGTCGAGATTGTAAATATCCGTTCCGTAGTCCACACCAAGCGTATTTAAAAACCGGAGATTAGTTTCGACAATATTTCGAGGCTTGGTTTGTGCAGGTCCGGTGCGCCCGCCGAGTTCGAGATTTTGAGTTTTTATGAACCCCGTATACGGCAATCCTACATGGATAACAGCGGCGGGATTTGCAAGAGTGATCGCGCCATTTGCGACCGTAACCGTCGGGTATTCCGAAGTCAAACCGTCAGAATAAACCGCGCCGTCGGTCATTACAGCAACACGTTCTCCTTCTAAATGCCAGACCCCCGAAATTTCATCCGCAGCTATATGCCAACTTCCCGCAGTAATAGCGTCGGTACTTGAAAAATCGACGATGATATCCGCCGTAACATCGGTCCCTGAATTGTAAGCTGTAATCACGGCACGTCCGGCACCTACTCCGGTATCACGATTAGGTTTCAACCACAGTTCGTTTCCTACGTCCGTGGCGGCAAAAACCGATGCTGAAGCAGTAAAAGTTACCCCCGTCCCGGTAGTAGCCCCAGGAGTGAGAGTTGCCCCCGCGGTGGCTCCTCGATTCGAGCCGTCGTAAGTCGCAGCTGCGTCGAGAAAAACATATTCCTCTTGTCTGCGGTATACGGCGTTTCGAAACGACGCGAGATCGGCGGCCGCGTTACCGGCACCGGTGTAAAAATCCGCAAAATCGGGAAAATCTACGGGATCGTATTGCGCTTCCACAAATCGCCGGGTAACCCCGTCAATGGTGCGCTCAGTAACAACCCATAATTGGTCATTTTTCGTGGGCCGCTGTTGGACCTGCATATCACGGACTTTAGCCGCGGTCCCCGCAATCTTCAACCGACTCCACCCGGTTACGTTTTCGCCCTTATGGACGCTCATCCCGACAAGAACCCCGTCATCACGTAGCACTTGGACGATATCGGGGCGCCCACGCTGGATTACCACGCGATGAAATGGGCTTTCGGCTAAATGCTCGGCGTTAATTGTTAAATCTTCGGTTTCGGTATCCTCGGTATCACTTATAAATTTAATGCTACGTAGCGCGGTTCCCCCACGTTGGATAAAAAATATCCGTGTCCCACCCGCGGCCAAAGACGCCTTGCACCCATAGGTGTCAATTTGTTTGGCGTTTATACTTGACGGCGTAATAGGGAAATCTGTGCCCCCGCCAGAAACACGAAAAGGCCCGCCAAAAGTCCCCAAGTGTAAATACCGAGAAGACGCCCTTGCCCAAGACATGTAGTCAACTTGGCCATCAATCGGAGCGAGGGTGAAAAAATACGCATCATCATCATTCGCGCCGCCGGTGAAATCATCGTAACGCGCCGCGCCAGTTGACGTATTAGGACCCCGGCTCCCGAAAATAGTCCCAGGGCGTTGATTGGTCCCCCCGAAAATTTGGCGGCCTTCGTAAAAAGCGACGGTTACTGGATTATCCGATGCGGGCGTACCTGTGCCCCCGCTGATATACGGCGTCCAAGCCGAAGAATCCACAGGAGTGCCGTTAGCGAGCTCCAAAACCCCCACAGCAAAACCCGGAAATGGGTTAGGCGCTCCGTGAAAATCCCCCGTGAGCCGACGGCTCAAACCGTTAATTTCCGTTGTCCCCACCACTCCCGAAAAAGTGTAAAGAATATCAGGATTGATCGTGTCGCCAAATCCTAATTTTACAACCGTTACCGCCCCGAGCGAAATATCAGTGACAGTCACCGCTATGTCAACCGGGGTGAACGGGTCGTTTGTGCGAGCGTATGTGGCGAGTGTGAATACCGGGGCGGTATCAACTGTTAATTTGTACGGAGCGTACCGAGGATGCACGAAATACATAATCCCATCTTCAGCTTGCCCCCACTGTAATTCCTCTAAGTCTGCTTCAAAATACGGGGACGCAATTTCGTAAACCTCAACGACATCCCCACCGGAACTGTAAACGCCAAACCCGGTAGAATCTATACCAAGTCCGGTTGTCGGATCAACTAATTCATAGGTAGACCCGGCATTGTTGGCGAGTTTTACCTGACGACCATTTAACTCGGTCATCCCCACTAGACCTGTGATTATAATTTCGTCATCATCGGCGAGATTGGTCGTCGATGCGACCGTTATCACCGCGGGGTCAGCTTGCGTAATTGCCGTTATGGTGGTACGATCCGTAGTCAAAATCTCCTCGTCCGGGCCAATATACACACGCATGAAAAGATCGGTAAATTCCAGGGCGTACCACGTATTATTCCCCCGAAACCACACAAGGCGTGCGACGCCCCCGCCACGGGTTTCGCGAATTTTCTTTAGTCCTTGACGAAATCGAGCGGGGCCTTGGATCTCGGGGACGAAATTGAGCATCTTTTCGCAGGATGCGTTGTACCAGTCGAGATCGAAACGCCCCCTTGATTTAGGCGAAGTTTCTCCCGCAGCAAAGTTTACAAGGGTGGAATTTTGCGGGGGCATTAGACGAATCGGTTATCCCGGTAGATACTCCCCATTCGTCGTGCAGTACGCATCTTACTGCGCTCGATGCGCCTCGGAGGGTTCTCCTGCCCGGCGACCGCCTTGGCCCGCATTTCGGCCTTTTCAAATTCGTTTTCTACCCGAGTAACCACTGAAGGTTTCAAAGTGAATTTGTACGCCATGGCCATCGCCAAACCGAGGACCGCGGCTTTCACAAATAGCGGGTCCCAATTCACGACCAGTGTTTCGTCGAAAGTGTAGCTGAGTTTCAACCCCGAAGTGTCTCCGTAATCGGTATAGATATATTTCCCCACCAAGTCATAATCTCTCGTCACAAGATCGTCATTGACGGTATGATCCCCGAGCGCTCGGATTCTGAGTAAATCATTCGGCTTCAAATAAGCATTGGAGTACCCAAACACAGGAGTAGCCGCGGCGTCTGCGGCGAGTTCAACGTATTTCTTGGAAAAATTGAGAATGTAGGACCGCAAAAGTTCTCGGCGGTTCTGATCGTAATGTCGAGCACAAATCAATTCATTGGTGGTTACAGGAGATTCAATACTGGAAATAGGCGCCTGACCAATGCGGTCCAACGCTAAATTACAGATATCGATGGGCGCTACAGGTTGGCTCATCTATTATCCCCCTAAGTGGAACTAATCCCTCTCCCCCGATTGAGGGAGAGGGTTATAGTTCCAGATTTATCCGAGGCGTTTAGCCTTCGATGTAACGACCGCGGACCGTGATCGTACCGACGCCGCTTCCCATCGTGTTTGCCGTAAGGGCCAAGACATAAGAACCCTGTTTGTTGGAGATCGTGTCTCCCGCAATTTCCCAGGCTTTCTTACCGAGGTCAGCAACGTCAACAGCCGCGAGTCCGTTTTCTTCCGAACCGATTGCTTGTCCCGCCGCGATGTCTGCACCGTCCATGTAGCAATCGACATCTGCCGCCGTGACACCATCCTCGTCGTACAACCCGAGATCCACGTCGGTCATGCCGGTAATCGCGTCACAATTGATCTTCAAGTCGGACATAATTGCGTTAGCAGGAAGACGCACCAACTTAAAGATGCTTCCGTTGTCATCCGCGGCCGCCGTTTCAAAAGAAACGACAAACTCACGAGTCAGTCCACCGGGGCTGACCGCGGCATTGCTTCGGTTGCCCGCTTCAAGAGCCGAGTCTGCCCATTTGTTTTCTACAGCCATTTTAGTATCTCCGTAATCGTTAAGATGTTACTGCGTTATGGCGCCCCTGCCCCCGCAGTACCGAACAGGGGCGCCGTACTCGCTTAGGTGTCTGTAGTCGTCACCTTCTGGACCAAAACGCCTTCCGTCCGGGTCGCACCGAGATCGTAGATGATCTGGACCTGCTGAGTCTCGATCAAATCCGGCCGGGGCTCGACTTTGAGCGTCATATTCTTGCTCAGACCAACAACCATACCGCGAGAAGACATCGCAAAACACGACCGGACACCCGCCGTAACATCAAGGATCGGAGCCGCAACAGCGCCGCCGAACTTGACGAGTTTAAAACCAGCGGCCTTAACGATTTCACCCTCGTCGATAACGTACTGACGGGAATAGTCGCCGCTGACCAACTCCTGCTCCTGCATCAGCGCTTCTTCCTCGTCACCGGAAATACCCAAGCAGAACTGCTCGGGGGTGTCCGTCCCGACTTCATTATCGGTGAAGTTCTTTTTGATTGCCAGCAATTTGACGTAGGTGAGTCCCGCCGTCGCCGTAACGGTCGATCCACCATCGGTGGCGAACGTAACGGACGTGCCGAAGTTTTCCCCGGTATAAACCGTGGCAAACAACGACTCGACGACGATGCGGTCAAAAACCCGCTCCATCGCTCTAGCGCAAGCGCCGGCGTATTCGCTCTGAGGATTGAGGAGAATCGAGCGCGCATCGGCAGCGTCAATCGGCAGCGTCAAAACGAAACGACGCCGGGCGATCTTGCGCCGGGTGTGCTCGATATCCGTAAACGTTACGGGTTGGTGCCGACCGCTGATCTCGGCGGCCTCTGCGGCGCCAAGTCCGTCATACGCAAAATCCTTCCCGGTCATGGGAATGATTTTCACAACTCCACGTAAACGAGCACGCATTTGCTCGGCCTTCACGTGGACCATCGAAGAAAACTGTCGTACTGCTACGTCGTCAATGGTTTCCATCGCCATTAGATAATACCTCCACTTAGAATAAAGATCTACAACTCTAGCGGAAGCAGTATCCGTTTCACCATCAACGGGTGCCCCTCCTGTTCACGCGGGGACGCGGGCGATATTATAGTCGCCAATCATCGGGTCGCGCCGCAATGACGCAAGTATCCGAAATCACACTCAGTATACCGTTACAACTTCAAATCTGTCAAGTCCTACGACTACTACGTGCGGCAGATTCTTTCTCACCAGCCTGTTTAAACAGAGCATTGACCTTCTCAACGGTTTTACTATGATCGGCGTGCATAGGGTTATTCCAAGCATCCGACGCCATAAGTTTCTCGCCGTCCCGGCGTAATTGCTCGGGGTCGCCTTCACCGCCGCCCGACGCCCCACCAGCCGCGCCGAAATCGTCCTCAACACCATATTTATCGAGGATCGCGTTTACAATGCCCGATAAAACCGCGAGGCTTTCATTCGGGAGCGCGCCGACAAACGGTTTCAATGGGTCGGGGGTCAATTCTTTAAGCGCCGCATTTGCCCGAGCCATCACTTTCTCGTTCTCCGCGCCAAATGCTTCAGTAGTGATTTTTGTAAATTCCGCGTCAAGTTTTTCCTGTTCGGCCTTATTGGCCGCTTCTTTCTCCAAGATCGGCCCTAAAACCGTATCTTGAAACATTTTCGCCTGACGTGGGGTGGCCCCCATCTTATGAAAACCCTCACGCAATACTTTTCCAAATTCAGGGTCGATTTTCTCCCCGAGTTCGTAGGCATCTACGGTTTCGGGCCGCAAGGACGCGTAATATTTCTCGTGCTCCTCATCCGGGGCGTCGGCTGCCGGCACTCCGATTTTCTTGCCGATAAGTTCCTGCGCTCCGTTAAGTTTCTTAAAAAGAGCCCCGTATCCCGCTTCCCCGACTTCAAGATCAACGAGGTCCTTCAAGTACGGTTTATCCTTAAATTCTGCTGGGATAATCGATCCTAATTTCGGTGTTTCCGTTGTCGTTGTGTCTGTTACGTCAATACCCGCTTCGGCCATCTGTTACTCCCCCTTGTTATCTTCGGTGCTTGAAAGGTGTGGCACCGCGCGGCGGGCCTTATCAGCCTCCTGCTCGACCGGCGCTAAAAGTTCAGGTGAGGCGAGATCCCGGAGGCGGAGATAGTACCCGCGAATCGCCTCATTGTATTCAGTCATGCTCTGACTGACGCCGTTACCGTCGCGGCGTAAAATCGTAGATGGTTCAAAAAATCCCATCGATTGACACAAATACCCAATGAATCGTCGGCCCGCGGGGGTCTGTAAAAGCGTGTCCATATCTTTCGATGCTTTTACTAAAGCTGATACCGTACCCGGTTTTCTGATGAATTTTGATGGTTTAGCCGGGCGCTTCACTTCTGACCGCCCCCGGTAGTACCCATCGTAGCCCGCGCCTGTGCGACGTTACGCGCACTCTCGGACGCACTCTTAGCGGCGTCTAGCATATCCTCAGCTTGCGCCCGATCGGCTTGCGCTGCTCGGTACTGTTCCAGTTCCCTAGGAGTACGCTTTGTCTCGGCGGGCGCCCCTGAGTATTTATAAACCGCTTCCGCGAACCGATCCGGGTTCACACTGTCTTTGATTCCAGGCATAACCGCGTCCAAAGCCAAAATAATATCTGTCGCGGTCATAAGTCCTTGCAATTTTTCACCTTGCATAAACCGTTTGGCCGGGGATATGTAATTGATGTCGAAGACTTGAAGTCCTTGGGCGATTGCTTTGGCGACAACATCGGGGACTACCATACGTTTGCCGGCCCCACCTAAAACATTATTCCACTTGCTATTGCGAGGATCGACACCCGGAATTGCCCCAAACCGCTGTCGGTCATAACAAACCTTGAAATGCCGTTTGATAAGCGGAGTGTTGACTTCAGAGATCTCTCGGCCAAATACCGAACCCATCGCTTCGCCGCGCAAGCGGTCCCGCACGCTTGTTTCGTAAGCGGTCATTTGCGTTTGGTTATTGAGATCAAGAAGACGGTCAAGAAAAAATGCTTGCATCACCGATTGCTTCAATTCCTCCTTATGCTCTTTAGCTTGGAGTAAATCGTCAACAGTGAATAGGGGAAAAATCGGGTTGCCTGACCCGTCGATGCGTCCTGAAGCATCAAAAACATTGATCGCGCCGGCGGAGGTATTGATGGAACCGCTGCCCAGGCGGCCGTTATCGAGAACCCCGAGCGGCGGGTCGAGTTTCTTTTCAGTCGCCACCAAAATAGACTCGCTTAGAACGTTGAGTGAAAGCATGTCGGGAAGCGCCAGCATCCCGCTTGACCGACCGTACGGTTCACCTTTGGTCTTAAACATACGCGAAACAAACACCGGCATATCGGCGTACCCGCTTTCGCGCATCAAAAATTTATTTGTCTTGTCGATATGAACGGTGCGCACCCGCATTGCCGCGATACCTTTTTTCGTGAGATCGGCTCTTTTGGGTTCAATGATTTTTAAGACATCGACTTTTTCTTCGTACTTTTGCTCTTTGTAGAGTTCCAAAACCTTTGGCGACACCTTACCTGTATTGCCATACTCCTCAACAACTTGACGGACCGTCTTTTGTTGGAGCAAGTAAATCTCATTGACAAACCCCTGCGAATTTTCAGCGATGCACATCGACTTAATGTCCCAAGCCTCAAACAACGTAGGCGCTTCCTCGTCGTCAAGATCGGGATTTTCAAACGCCCCGACGCCGCTTGTGCCAAAAACACCGCGGTCAGCGTGGTGTTCCATGAAGGCGAGTGTGAGTCCCGCGCGCGGTGCGTCGGCGGTCATTTGCATATCTTCGGTTACTTGCCTAAACCACTCAACGACGCCGGGGAAATCTTTGATTTGTCGAACGGGGTCTAGCGTGAAGGTGCGCGCGGCGTCAGGCCACAGCATCGATACCGAAACAGAGGCGTGGAGAAACCCCGCGAACTGACCGACGTTGGAAAAAATATCATCTTGGAGAAATTCACCGGGTGAAATCGTCGATTCAAAATCTCTTTTGCGTGTGAAGAAAACTTCAGCAAGCGATTGATAGTGAGTGTTCCACGGTTGTTTGATGCGTAGATGCTCGTTGTGTTGTCGGACCCATCGGGTTAATTGGTCTTCAGCCATAGTTAATTACCGAAAAGAGTCCCTCGGCCCCGGCCGCTCGACCCGCCAAAGCCTAAATTGGTGAGAAATCCGGTGCGCCGTGTTGATATGCCCGCGCGCTGTCCTGTCGTTTCGGCTCGGCGCCGCGCGGCCGCCCGAGCGGTCGCTTCCGCTTCAAGTTGCGTGCGGCGTTGATTTTCGAGAGACTCTTGGGCTTTTTTAGCGCTGACTTGTCTATTAACCGTATTCGACCCGAGTCTATACACTTCTGATAATCCTAATGTTGAAACGCCCATAGCTACACGTGTCGCCGGGTTATCCACAACATCGCGAAATAATGTATTCTCAGACATTAAGAGCGCCCCCATTTTCGAGATCGGGACCGAAGGCCGCCGTTTCCTGAATTACTGCCGTTATTCGCTTTCCGCCACCGAGATTTTCCCTCAGAACCAAACCCCTGCACGTCAGCACTCGCCACCGGATATGAAAAAGTCAAAGCCCCCGCATCCACATAATCGGTTGAACGCTTTAGTAGCTTTTTGATTTCGTCCTTTGATGGTATTGATTTTAGCCCCGAACTGTTCTTTTTGTCAACAGGTATCGACGCTAGATCGGCTTGCAGGATATCCAAATCCGGGATACGCACGCCGCCTTGATTGATCCAGTTGGCAAATTCGATAATGATTTCGCTTCGCTTATTTGTGTAGATATCGCGCTGAATCGGGCGCTCATTAAACGCGATTCCCTGCACCCGGTGGCTGAATTTTAATTCGTATAGCCGATCAATTGTACCCTCCCCGTACCCGCGGTCGATAAACATCATATCGATATCGCGCCGTTTGATGAGTTCGGCTAAAATACCCGCGAGTTCCATCGGCCGCATCCGGGAATACTCGATAAATTCCTCAAACCGACGGCCGCGGCGCAGCGCAATCACGGTGCGGTCGGCGTTGTCACTGTCGCCCGCGGGGTCAACTCCAGCGATAAGCGGGCCAACTGGATGAATGATGTGTACCGCGGTGCGCGCGGCTTCAATCATGTCGGCTCTGAAAAGTGAAATACCCGAAGCGCGAAACGCCTCGATAGGGTTGTTGGGGTACGTGCGGCGAAATTCGGCTACCCCCGAATCCCGATTGCCCGCGGTGGCGAGTTCAATGATCTTGTTTCGCCGCCACGCCATCTTGCGCATGGCTTTTTCACGTGAAATGGGTTCCAACTGGTATGGGAAAGGTTTTGAAAAATAAACTTCGATAAGTTTCTTTTCCTCGTCGGCGAGTTCAAAGTCGGCGGGAAGTGGGCGCTCGTATTCGTCTTGCCAAAACCACGGAACGAAAATAAGGATATAATCGCCGCGACCGTTCATAGCGTCCATGCACTTGTCGTAGAATAGGCCCTTTGGCCCATTAGCTGTGGACTCTAAAATAATCTCGGTGCCCGGAGCTTCACCGATAGATTCAAGCGCACCTTTTTGAATTTCGTAATCGTT